ATCAGGTCGCTTAGAGGGTTTAGTAAAAGAAATGGATACTGAAGCTAGAAATGAAGCTAGATATTTAGGCTCATCTTATAAAGGTATAGCTATACCATCATCTGTATTAAATTATAGAGCTGCTGTAGCTACATCTCCATCTAATGCTACAGAAGTAGAATCATGGACAGATCAGCTAATGAATAATCTAGTATTAACATCAGCAGGTGCTAATTATTATAGTGGAGTTAACAATTTAAAATTCCCTGTATTTAGTGATATAAACTCTGGTTTCGTTGCTGAGACAGGAGGCTCTGCTCCTACAGCTGCTGGTACATCTACATCTGTAACATTATCTCCAAAGAAATGTATATCTATTGTAAATGTTTCTGCTGAGGCTATGGCTCAGAATGCTGGACTAGAGGCTGCTCTTAGAGCTAATATGGCTAGATCTGTAGCTGTACAATTAGAATTAGCTTTATTAGGAGATGCTGATTTGACTAATGGCCCAGAGAGTATCTTTTTAGATGCTACATCTCAATCTGTAGCTGGAGCTGCTCCAACGGCTGCTGAGATTATCAACATGGAGTCTACTCTTATTACAAATGGAGTTAATCTACAAGGTGCTAGAATGGCATGGCTTTTAGATGGTGGTGCTTTAGCTGAGGTTAAGACTTTGGCTCAAGTTGCTTCTGTTTCTCCTATTTGGGATAACTCAGAAAAAATGTTAGCTGGTTACTATGCTTTCACATCTCAAAATGTAGGAGGTGTAGCTGGTACAGGTACTAACTACTTACTAGGAGATTTCTCAAAAGTACACATTGCACAATTTGGAGGTTTAGATATATTATTTGATCCATATACAAATGCTGGTACTGGCGAAAATCGTATGATCGTTACATCTTTAGTAGATGGAAACGCTGTACAAAATGATACTGCTTTCGTTAAGATTGCTAATGCTTAATTATTAATTTAATTAGTTAACAAAAGGGGAGGGAAAAATCCCTCCCTTTTTTTTATATAAAAAACAATGGTAAGACTAAATTTAACAACAGCACCTACAGCTACAGATTTAATACCTATATCAACAGCAAAGGAATTTCTGAGAGTAACATACTCAGCAGATGACTCTTTAATAGGTACTCTTATTACGGCTGGTATGGAGGTAGCTCAAAACTATACAAATACAAAATTTTTAAATCATACTTATACTCTAAACATGGAGAGCTGGTCAGATGTTTATGTATCTAGTAACTATGAGGGGTTTCTCTATAGAGATGTAGTTACTAATCTAAGTGCTTATGGAGGTTATTATTCTAAGTATACAGGCCTCTCTCAGATAGTATTACCATATCCACCATTACAATCAATAACACATTTAAAATACTATGATAAGGATAATGCTCAGCAAACGTGGAGTTCATCAAATTATTCAGTAGGAAAATTTATTAATCAAAAGGGATTTATAGAGATTAAGGATGGAGTAGATGTACCTGATTTATATAGTAGATCAGATGCTATAGAGATTAAGTTTGTATGTGGTTATGGATCATCTGCATCAGATGTACCACAGGCTATCAAACAGGCTATATTACTTATAGTGGGTAGGATGTACGAGCTTAGAGAGGATTCAGTAAGTAGATTACCTAAGGCATCAGAGTATATATTAGATTCATATAGAGTAAAAACATACTAGAATGGCTACTACTGGAAATAAAGAATTTTTAAAAGCTGGTAGATTAGATACTCCTCTAGAGGTTTATTATTATACAAACACTCAGAATGAGTACGGAGAAATATCTCAGAGTAAAACATTACTCAAAACTATTTGGGGAGAAATAATTACTATAGGCACAAAGGGTACAGAGAAAGTACAGGATGATACTATAGTAGCAAAATCAAAAATAGCTTTTTTAGTTAGATGGGATAATGACTTAGAGATGAATAGTACAACCATTTCTCCTGAGGAACATTTTACAATCAAATATCTTAATAAGTATTGGAATATATCCAGCATGGAATATAACGGAAGGGGATTAGGAATCTTAATAAGATGTTACTATAATGATAATGATTAATGAGTATAGGAAGTCAAGGAGGTTATTTTGAAGCTGCTACTGTAGATTTTAGAGAGCTAGGATCTATTTTAAATGATTTAAATAAAATAGCTAGAGATTTTAAGGGAGGTAGTCGTAAAGTAAGAGGTATACTTAAAACGGCTGCTAAACCTTTAAGGGAGGACATGAAGTCCTTAGCTCCTGTATATAAGGGGAAAATTAAAAAAGGGAGTAAAAGAACTTATTATAATGTACCATATAAAGCTGGTACTTTAAAAAAGAGTATTGCATCATGGCATACTAAGAGGGGTTTGTTTGTAGCTCCTAGAATTGGTGTATTACATCCTAAGGTATTAGGTAAACCTAATCTAGATGGATGGTATGCACACTTGGCACTAGCACCACATAAAATAAGGGGAGGTAAAAAAACCTCAGATCATCAATCAAAACATTTTATTGAAAAAGCTAGGCTAAGAAAAAAAGATCAAGTATTGAGATTAATAGGTTCAATGGCTCGTAGACTTATTGAAAAAAACTACAGAAGATGATAGGACAGGCTATAAGATATTTATTAATAGGTTATGGAAATAAAACTACTAACTCACATCTAGATCCTCAATCTGAGGTTTATGATATTGTAGGAGATAATGTATTTCCTAATGTATTACCTCAGAACTATGGCACTCCCTCTATAGTCTATACTGTAAGAGATATAGAGCCTTCTAATATAAAATCTTTTAGAGCCTTAGCAAACACAATAGATATAGAGATAGATATAGTATCTGAAAGCTATGCAGATGTAGTTAAATTATCTACTTTAATAATAAACAATTTACATAGATATAATAATATATATAATTCAAATGATGATACTAGTATAGGATATGGTACTCCATTATATACTACTGCCTTTGCTTCTGGTAATTATGGAGATCACTCTCCAGCGTGTACAGGCCCTATACAATATGTAGCAGGTATTCAAATCATAGATTTATTTTTTATTAATTCTACTGAGACTTTTGATGATATTTTAGAGAATTATAGAAATACATTAACTTTTAAACTAACATATATAAATGATATAGCAAACTGGGGAGCTGATTTTTATTTAAAATTAGATGATTTAAATCTAATGGCTACCAACAGCTCAGGAGGTAATCCATTATATGATCAACCTATTAACATTAATGATGGAGTGCAGTATATATGGTCTCCATGTGTGTATAGTGAAAGTGATAATGTTCAATTTATTACAGAGGTATTAAGTGTAAATAATGAATATCCTGTCTTTGTCTCTAAAAATAGTCCTAGCACTACCTATACTCCTACATTAAAACGTAGTGCAATTACTCCTCCTAAATTTAATGGATTAAACTATCTAGAATTTGGCTCTAGTAAGTATTTAGTACCTGTTAGCCAAGCGTTAGCTTCTAATAGAAGATATAAAGAATTAACTTTTTTTTGTGTTTTTACTTTGCCAGATTCTTATTCTAATGCAAAAGGAGCATCTTTTTTATTTAAAGACTCTGCTGGTTCAGCTACAGAATATGGAGGCATAGGAGTAAAGAGTGAAATCTTAGGAAGTGAGCATTTTTTCCATTTATTCTTAACAGCACTAGAAGATAATGGATCAGGTGGAGATGCTGAATCATCAGAGGTTTTATTAACCTTACAATCTAATACAGGATTAAATCCTGATTTAAGATTCTCTGAGCCAGTATATTTTGCTTTTAGTGTAAGTAGAACATCTACCACAAAACTAGCAGGAGAAACAGATATTGTTACAGCATCATATAGAGCAAAAAATTGGGCAGGTACAGGAGATAGGTTTAATAGATTTGAGCATCCTAGCTCTACCACTTGGCAAGAGTATTTTTTAAAGTTTGGTAGTATACATAGTGATCTTACTAGCTATGATACTAATGGAGAGGGTACTATTAATCTTAATGATGAGTTACATATTTATGATCTAGTAGTAGTACCTGATAAATTAGATTTTGGAAGTGCTGAATATAGCCAGATCAAAAATAGTATTTTACAGAAACACAGATTAGCAAATACATATAAACTATGATAGGACAGGCTATACATAAAATTTTAAAAAATCAAATCTCAGATTTAAGTAGTGGAGGGGTGTTTCCTATTATCATGCCTCAAAATGCTAAGTATTCTCTATCATCTTCTAGCTCATATCCAGCTATCATATATCATCAAATGCTAGACCTAGAGACTACAAAAGATAAAAATCCTAATATGGTAAAATGTGATCTTAGTATACAGGTAGTATCTAAGAGCTATAAAACTACCTCTAAAATATCTAAACAGATAAAAAATGTATTAGATAATTATAGAGATTTTTCTTTAGCAGGTCTAGATACAGTACAAGGATATCAAGATGAGTATGGTAATAATCATAGTTTAATAGAAAATGTAGATATATCTAATGTTTTTTTTACAGGCGAATCTGATGATTATTTTGATGATTTAATGTTATATACTAGAGCTGTAGATTATGAGGTCTATTTTTATTGGAATCTAGAACAGTTTGCATATAGCAAAGGGAAAGCTGATACAGCTACCTCTATAAGTAGTTTTACTAATCCATTAATTTTATCACTAGATTTTACTCAGGTTACTAGCAATAATAGATCAGCTTTAGTTTTTAGTAGTGTTACATATAGGAATGTAGGAAATGGTGCAGTAGTACAATTTTTATATAATAAAATAGGTAAATTTTATGCTCAAAAAACTCCTACAGATAATATAGTAGAGTATCATCCTTATTTAAGGTGTCCAGATGCAGATAAGCCTACATGGTTTGCAGGTACTACTACTCCAGCTTATGCGTATTTTGATGATAATGATAGTTTTAGGACATTTAGAGACTCAGCTTATAATGGCATATCTCTAGCTTATGGAGGATTATTAATTTATGTATATAGACCTGCCAAAGATGGAGGAGTTAATTATTTATCTGGTAATTTTGTTTCAGCAGCTGAGGAGGGAAATATGGCATTAACTCATTCAAAAATAGGATCAAATATCTCTGTTGAATTTAATCCCTGTGGTAATAATGTTTCTTATGCAAGTAGAACTAAATCCCTAATATCCTCTACTGATTCTACTACTTACTGGGATGCTGATATACATTTTATAGCATTATCATTAGGAGGTAATAAAGCTCAAACAGGAGGCACTAAAAATAATAGTGGATGGTTTGAGTATTTCAATAGTAATTACAATCCAAAACTAACTACGGGACAAATTATACAGGATAATTCTTTTGTAGGTAATAGTGATACTTATTCTAATTCTCTTACCTTTGCAGGTATGGGTAGTAGTGAGGCTACTAGTGTAGGATTTACTATTTATGAAATGATGTTATTTGTACCTGATGCTAGTACAGGAAGTGATACAGTACCATTCCAGCCTACAAATATAATATATAAGAAAATAAAAGATTATATATACAATAAATACGAATCATTAAATTAAAGATATGTATAAAGTTAAATTAATAAAAGATAGATTTCCTCATAAAGAGGGAGATTTTTATGGCCCAGTAGATAGAGATGGTTATATGAATCTTTTAAGTGAGGGAGTAATAGAGGATGAGTTTAACCTCGTAAAAAAAACTACAAAAAAAGAAAGTAAAAAAACAAAAGATTAATTTTTAAAATAATAACAAATGGCAACAATGGTAAATGGTACTAATATGGTACTAAGTATTGATGATACTACAAATACAGCAGATGGTACTACTCCTGTCCTTACAGCGATAGCTGCCGCTACTAGTTGTACTCTTACTCTTACAATAGATGCTCCTGAGGTTACAGATAAAACATCTCTAGATAAAAAAGAGTATTGCGGATTGAGTAGATCGTGGACTGTAGATGCAGAAGTATTTTATAATGAAGATGGCTCTGTAGATTTTGCTACTATGGCTCTCCCAGCTATGGGTATAAGTGTGGCAGCAGTCC